GGGGGGTGGGGCCCCAATTAGTTCTTGACTCCGGTCCCTGGCGACGAAGGAGGGGACCTAGAGATATATTTTTTATATATAGCCACAACCACAATTACGTAACTCACTTATTGAGGTACAACCACACAATCTACATATTATTAATTTACTGAAGTATCTCTACAAAGCTTATACAAGCTTACTGAGTACATGTAAACTAATTTTAGCATAAAAGTATCCTCCCACAACATTACGTCTCTCTAGCACCCCTTCATGAGCTTCCCCCTAATAATGATTTGCGTAGTCCCGGACCACATGGTAATATAATTTATAAACCCCAGGGGAACCACAGATGAAACCTAATCACAAGAAGATGTTAAAGTCCGGTAGACTGGTAAGGGACACCTTCCATTACCTGACACCGTTCGTAAAGGTGGGCATTACAACAAGTGCCCTCGATCTGCTAGCTTATGAGTATATGATCCGTCATGGCGGTATACCTGCCCCACTAGGATATTCAATAGGCGGACTCCCACCATTCCCTAAATCAATATGCACATCATCTAATGCGGTAGCAGCCCACGGGATCCCCCGGGAAAGTGAGGAGTTGGTAGAAGGTGATATTATCTCAATTGATATCTCTCTGAGCATCGATGGCCACTTCGCTGATGCTTGTAAAACCTACATGGTCGGAGAAGTATCTGAGGAAGCTTCTTTCCTAGTCAGAGCTACCAAGACCATTCATGAACTACTAATCGAATATGCTAGTGATAACCACCGTAATCTTATGACTGGAGACATCGGAGCTTATACTGAAGTCCTATGTGATAAGTTCGGACTATATCCAATCCCAGGATGTGGTGGACACGGTATAGGCACTTCCCTACATCTCCCTCCATTCGTACCTCCTAACTCAGATGGCGGAGAAGGGGTCAGAATCAAACAGGGATCATATTTTACCATAGAACCATTAATCGCAATCAAACAGACTGACTTAGTGACGGCCCCCGATAGATGGACGATGGTTAGCCCACAGGGCGTACTTATCGCCCAGGAAGAACATACCCTCTATCTAGGTGTCGATGGCCTAGAGATACTAACATAAGACATACTTTCATTACAAAGTCAAGACAAATTTGACAGAGTTTATTTAATAGTCTATGATTGTATGGTATTCTCACATTGGGCTGGCTTGAGTTAACAGTGACCCTCCCCTCTCACAATAACTCGCCGCCCATACCTCCCTAACCGTAAGCAAGAATCTCTGCAAGAGTTCGTAGCCGGGCGAGGGATCTTTTCCAATCACGAGCTCGAGGGAACACAACCTAGGGGTTTAGTTGTTCAGACTAGAAAACAAGTTATAGGTTGTTACAATCAAATGGAGTCACACAATGTTTAGTAAGAAGAAATCAGATGCGGCCCAAGCGAAGGCCAGAGAGAACGGTAAGTTCGTTAAGGGTGTATCCGGTAATCCAGCGGGTCGTCCCAAAAAGAAAGTAGACGAGAAAGACTTACCTAAAGACTTTCACACCGAGGCCGGGGCAGATGCCAAGAAAGCATTAGAGTCTTTGTTATCGAGTGCCACTACAAGATACGAAGCCCATAAGATAGCGAAGGACTTACTACCTTACCAGTCCCCCAAGTTATCGAATGTTGAATCGTATGCCACAGAGATTAAGACTATCGAGATTAAATGGCTAAGTGATATGCCAGAACCAGTTAAAACTATCGAAGGGGAGATCGAGAAAATTGTTAATGTTGAAGAAGAGTGATCTGCCAGAAGGTTCAGTACAGGAAGAAGAGACTTTAACGGTCACTATTCCTTACTCACCACGGCCGCTACAGGCGATGTTCCATCAGAACCTGAAACGGTTTAACGTACTGGTATGTCACCGACGCTTCGGTAAGACAGTATTCTCAGTGAATGAACTGATACGACAGGCAATGGCTTGTAAGAGGACCCGTCCTCAGTACGCTTTCATATCACCTATCATGAAACAGTCTAAGCGTAATGCTTGGAATATGTTTAAAGAATTTACGGCTCCGATCCCGTACGTTAAGTTTAACGAGTCTGAGCTAAGAATAGATTTTCCTAACGGAGCTATTATCCACGTACTAGGTGCCGACAACGCAGACGCCCTTCGTGGACTTTACCTTGATGGAGTTGTACTCGATGAGGTAGCACAGATGGATCCGGATGTATGGACTAAGGTTATTCGTCCAGCGCTATCGGATAGAAGGGGTTGGGGAATCTTTATTGGCACGAAGGAAGGTAAGAACCTTTTCTACGACCTATACGAACAAGCAGAGGGCAGAGAAGATTGGTACCGCTCACTAATTACAGCAGAAGAGAGTGGCTACATTGAAGAGGGTGAGCTAACAGCGGCATTGGAATCAATGGGACCTGACTCGTACGCACAAGAGTACGGTAGTGCATGGGACTCAGCTATTAAGGGATCCTATTACGCAGCAATTATAAGCCAAATAAATGAAAATGGTCAGATCAATACGACCACTTGGGATCCCGCCTTACCAGTTATTACAGCCTGGGACATAGGTATGAAGGATAAGACTTGTATTTGGTTTGCACAGACTAAAGATGGTAATGTATACTTAATAGACTACTACGAGAACGAGGATGAAGTACTCGGACATTATGCAGGTGTTGTACTGGCTAAGCCTTACACCTATAAGCACCACATACTTCCTCATGATGCTAAGCAACGCAGTTTCGACACCGGTCGTACACGTGTTCACCAGCTTGAGTCTCTCGGTCTTAGAGTACATGTAGCCGCTAAACTCAGTGTTATCGACGGTATTAACTCAGTAAGAGTTTTGTTACCTAAGTGTCACTTTAATAGAGATAAATGCGAAGCCGGTTTAAAGGCATTAAAACATTACCGGACAGAGTACGATGCACTAAAGCAGATTTACAAAGAAGTCCCTAGGCACGATTGGAGCTCTCATGCTTCAGATGCGTTTAGGTATTTAGCAATGGAACTAAGGACGACCGTTAAGAGACGTCCGACAATGGCCAACACCGCAAAATACGATCCATTTGATTTTGCACCAGAACATAAGACTACGGATGAGTGGGATCCACTAACACAATAGGGAATGATATGAAACGTCATGAAATGATACAACAATTATTTAGAAGGTTCAGCGGCCTTAAAAGCCAGCGGGACCTATACAGCAATATGTGGGATGATATTACAGAGTTTGTATTGCCTCACCGAGGTGACTTTGCTCACAAGAGAACAGCTGCTGCTAAGAAGGACCGTCGCTTATTCGACTCTACAGCTATTCGGGCTAATGAGTTCCTAGCGGCAACGCTTAAGGATGGTGTTATGCCTATCCATGATAAGTGGGGACGTATTACTACACTTAACCAAAATGTTAATATTATTGACGAGGTAGCAGAATACTTCGACTCAATTAACAATATTATGTATGCAGCACTAAACAATCCAAATAGTAACTTCCATTCACAGAACCATGAGATGTTCTTAGATCTATGTGCTTACGGGACCGCCTGTATGTATATCGATGATGATAAGGCTAAGGGTCTTCGTTTCAAGACAATTCATCTGTCTGAGATCTTTATGGCTGAAGATAAGAACGGTAACGTAGATACTGTGTTCCGTAAGTTCGAGTACACGCCTAGGCAGGCTGCTCAGCAATGGGGTGTTGAGAACCTGAGTGAAGGTCTACAGAAGACACTGATGGAGAAGCCTGACGAGAAGGTTGAATTCCTACACTGTGTTAAACCTAATGAAGATTACGATGGTACAGGTATTACCGTTACTAATCTACCGTGGGCTTCTTACTACTGTGAAATGAATGAGATGCACGTTCTCGAAGAGAGCGGGTACCATGAGATGCCTTACAAGATTCCTAGGTGGTTTAAGTTCGTTGGGGAGACCTACGGCCGTTCTCCTGCATGGGGAGCTATGCCAGACATTATGATGGTTAACAATCTTAAGCAACTTTTAATTAGAGCTTCACAGAAAGCCGCTGACCCAGTTTACCTACTAGCTGATGATGGAGTTATTCTTCCATTAGACACTAGACCAGGCGGAGTCAACTTCGGTGGTATCGATCCAATCAACGGTAGGCCTCGTGTACAGACACTGCCTAACGACGGGCGCTTCGATGTGACATACAAGTTACTGGACGGTGTACAGAAAGATATTCGAGACGCTTTCTATTCAGACCAACTAGCGGATCGCAACACGGACCGTATGACAGCGACAGCTGTTACAGAACTGAAAGATGAGAAGCTTCGTTTGATCGGTCCTTCTGTAGGACGTATCCAAACAGAGTTCGCGGGACCCTTATTACAACGCGTATACGGAATGTTAGACAGGGCGGGAGCTTTTCCTAAAC